AATTAAACAGTTATATTTGGCATAATAAAAGAAGTGAAAAACCCATTGACGCGCATAATCATTTAATTGACGCTTTGCGTTATTATTGCGCTTGGGAATTAACAACGCCCGATTTTTTCGCGCATTGATGAATTTTTTAATACTTTTAAAAACATGAATATCTTCAGCAAACTTTTAATGAAAGCTTTAGGCCGTGAATTTACAGAGCCCAACAAGCTTTATGAATCCTTCACAATAGGTAATAATTCTTACACATATTTTGATCGTAATTTTGTAAACTATATTGAAAAAGGGTATGTTGAAAATCCTGATGTTGCAGCAGTAGTTTCAAGAATTGCTTCTTCTTTTGGTTCTATAAAATGGGAAGTAAAAGAAAAACGGGGCGAAGAAATAATTACAAACACTTCTTCAAATTTGAATCAAGTTTTGGCCTGCCCTAATCCTTTGCAAACTTGGGCTGAATTTCAAGAAGCCGCTGCGGTTATGTATTTAACAACGGGGAACACGTATATAAACGGAACTGAAGCACTTGGCTTTTCTGGCTTTGGTGAATTAACCGTTTTACCGTCCCAATATACTGCGCCAATTAGAGGGAACGCAGTTAACCCTGTAAGCGGGTATTCATTGAACATGAACTTAACGCAAACTTTCAGCGCTGAAGAAGTTCTTCACATAAAGCGTTTTGATCCACGTTTAAAAGGTTATCAAGAACTTCTTGGCCTTTCGCCGCTTGAATCTTTGCTTATGGTTTACGCTGCCAGTTCTGAAAAATGGGCTGCAATGGCTTCAATTTTAAAGAACAAGGGCGCTATGGGAATAGTAACAAGCAAAGAAGGGCGAGGCCTTACGCCTGAAAACAGCAAAGAACTTGAAAAGCTTTATAAATCAAGATATGGGGGCGGGGCAAAATTTGGCAGCCCTATGTTTACAAATGCAAGCCTTGAATTCATTAAAATGGGAATGAGCAGCGAAGATTTAAAACTTATGGATCAGGGAATTATTTCATTAAGGGCGATCTGTAACCTTTACAACGTTTCAAGCGTTCTTTTCAATGATCCTGCGGCAAGCACTTATAACAACGTGATTGAAGCAAAAAAAGATTTTTATACAGATGCAATTATACCTTTGTTAAATTTATTCAAAGAAAATTATAATAATTGGCTTGTTAAACCTTACGCAGAAGCAGAAAATGCTGATTTATTTCTTGATTATTCCGTTGCTGATGTTCCTGTTTTACAGGATGACATTAACAAAAAAGCGCTAACTGTTACAACGTTAATTGAAAAGGGCGTTATTTCACCAAATGAAGCGCGGGAAATGTTAAACTTGGGAAGGATTGAAAACAATTCTGCAATGGATCAGTATTACATTTCAGGAAATGAAGTTGAAATTGATGAAGAAAATTCAAGTAATTTAGATTGATTTTAAATAAATTCATATCTTAACAGGCAAATGAAGGACTTAAATAAACATATTGAAGAAAAACTTTCAAAAAGTTACGGGGCAAAAAATATTTCTTTTGAATTAAAAGATATTTCTGAAAACAGCCGTGAAGTTGTTTTTTACGCTTCTTCTTTTAATGTTCTGGATTCTGATAATGATGTTATAAGAAAGGGCGCTTTTACTAAATCAATACAGGAAAGGGGCGCGGCTTCTGATGGCCGTAAAATTGCCCATTTGCGCAATCATGACTTTGAACATCAAATCGGAAACATTAAAGAAATTTATGAAGATGATTTTGGCCTTAAAGTAGTATCAAAATTAGGGCAAAGCACAAAAGCAAATGATGCGCTGCTTGATTATCAAGATGGAATTTTAAGGGAGCATTCAATTGGGTTTAATTATGTTCAGGATAAAATTAAATTTGTTGAAGAAAGCGCTTTAAATGAAGCGGGGCATTGGGATATTACAGAAGTTAAACTTTGGGAAGTTTCAGCTGTTACTTTTGGCGCTAATGAATTTACGCCTGTTCTGGATGTTGCAAAAGGGCTTGATAATAAAAGCCAGTTAATAAAGAAACTTGAACAATTAAACGCTTCTTTTTTGAAAGCTATCAAGAACGGTAAAGGGACTGATGAAAGGCTTGAAAACCTTGAAGCAAGATTTAAACAAATTTGTGAATTACAGAAAGCACTTGCGACTGAAAAGCCGCTTATTAAAAGCACTTTGAAAGAACAAAGCCGCGTTTCTGATTCAGATAAAACAATTCAATCAAATAATTTATTTTTAAACTTTTAAAAAAATGAAAGAGTTTTTACAAAAGAAAGGAATCAGCGCAGAAGATTATTCAAAACTGCCTGCTGGTGAAGCTTTAGAATTAATGAATGAGTTTAACGCGGCAAAACAAAAGGCGTTAAATGAAGCAATTGAAGCAAAGGCTTCAAAAGAAGATATTGAAGCAATGAAAGCTGAAATATTAAAACAAAAAGATGCGCAATTTGATCAACTTCAAGAAGCTTTAAAGCTTCAGGGAATTGCATTAAAAAAATTATCTGCTGAAGAAGTAGAAGAAAAAAGCGTTTCTTTCAAAGAATCATTGAAGAAAAACCTTCAAGCAAACGCTGAAGGGTTGAAAAAATTAAAAAATTCTTCAAGCGCTGCGGATAATGTAAAATTTGACGTTAAAGCGGCGGCTGATATGTCAATTAGTGGTAATGTTACGGGGCAAGTTCCTCAAGCGTTAAGAATTGCAGGGCTTAATGAATTACCTTCAAGGGCTGTAAGGCTTTTGGGAATTGTTTCAGGCGGTACAATTGGTTCAAACCTTGTTGAATGGGTTTATCAAGCTAACAAAGACGGGGCAGCAGGTCAAACGGCTGAAGGTGCTGAAAAGAATCAAATTGACTTTGATTTGCTTGTTGGATCTCAAAAAGTTGAAAAAACAACTGCTTACATTACTGTAACTGATGAAATGCTTGATGATATTGATTTTATTGAAACTGCTATTAATAGCGAGTTGACAAGGGAATTATTAAAAGCTGTTGAATCTCAAGTTTACTCTGGTTCAGGTGTTTCACCACAAATGAACGGGATCAGAACGGTTGCTTCTGCTTTTGCAGCGGGAACTTTCGCGGGTGATATTGACAACGCGAATGAAGTAGATGTTTTAACCGTTGCAATGAATCAAATTATGCTTGCTCAAGAAGGTTCTGCAATTGTTAACTACATTTTAATGAATCCTTCTGATGTTACAGCGTTGAAAATGGTAAAAGTTTCTTCAACGGATAAAAGATACGTTGAACGCCTTGCAATGGTTGGGGGTGAACTTTCGCTTGATGGTACGCCAATAATCCCGACAACTTTAGTAACTGCGGGTGAATACTTAGTTGGTGATTTTACAAAAGCTTTCGTTTTAAACAAGCAGGCTATTTCAATTGAAGTTGGTTACAACGCAGATAACTTTGTTAAGAATTACAAAACAATCCGCGCTGAATGGCGAGGGGTTACTTTTGTAAAGAATAATGATAGAAGCGCATTTGTTGCGGGTGTATTTGCAACAGATAAGGCAGCACTTGAAACGCCTTAAATAAATTAATAAGGGGCTGCTTAATGTAGCCCTTTTTTTAAATCTTAAAAGATGGCAAGACAAAGAAAAACAACAGTAACTTCAAAGAAAACAACAGCTTCAAAGCCTGTTGTAAAAAAGGAAGTTAAAGAAGGAAAAGTTCAAGTTGAAGTTTTAAAAGGCTACGGGGATAAATTTGGAACGGATAATATTAAAGATGGTTCTGTTTTAACCTTGCCCAAAAGAACAGCTTCAGAACTTGTAAAAAAAGGTTTTGTTAAATTAATTTAGGTTTTTCCATTTACTAAATACCCATAATTGAAAGAAGCCTTTTATAATGAAAGGCTTTTTTTTGTAAATTAACACAATGAGCCAATTTAGCAGCATTTTAACAACTAATGATTTTACAGCGGGTGAAATTAGAATTTCGCAAAATCAATTTGAAAAGGATTCTTTAAGAAGTTATATTTCAGAAGTTCAAGAATATTATTTGAAGAAGCTTCTGGGGGATGAACTTTATCTTGAATTTGGCGCTGAACTACCAACGCCAACAACACAAAAATTTATTGATCTTTTAAATGGCGTTGTTTATTCTGAACATGAAACTGTTTATGATTATACAGGGCTAAAAAGAATGCTTAAATACTTTACTTTTTATTCTTACACTAATGATCAGGACGTTCAGAATACAATAGTTGGGAACGTAAAAGGGCAAAGCAGAAATTCAAAAAACCTTTCTGCAAATGCAACGCTTGCTTTTAGTGAAGAAAAATTTAATAAAGGCGTTGACTATTTTAAACAAGCGCGGCTTTTTATAAAGTTAAATGATAAGCAAGAAAGAACTTCAACGGCTGTTGTTGATAACCTTGATAACACTTACACAGTAAACGTTGCAGATACTAAATACATGGTAACAGGCGAAGCTTTCACAATAAATGGGGTTGAATATACTTTTGGAACAGTAACAAGCAGCAGCTTTACCTTTGCGGCTTCAACGGGCTTAAATTTTCCCAATGTTTCAGAAATTAAATATCAAATTTTTACTAACTTCAAAGGCGAAGAACAAAATAAAAGCTTTTTCGGCGGAATGATAAGTTAAAAGATTATGGCAAATTTTGTAATTGAAGCAAGGGGCGCAGATTTGAGGATTCAAAAAGATGGCGTTGCAAGTAGAACAAGAATAAATTTATTTAATATTGAAATTAAGATTACTAATAATACTATCTTCTTTTTTCCTTCTGGCGTTGAAGTTGATTTTAACACAGATACGGTAACAGGATTTACAACGGTTGAACAGCTTGGGGATCAAATTGGGACGTGGATTGAAGAAGCAAACACAGGAATTTAAAAATTATGGCTGCAAAAACATTTTCAAGAACAGGGGGCTTTTTAAAATTTATTGAAGTTGGGGTTGTTCTTAAATATTACAATTTAAATGAATTACAAATTGAAGTTTCAGGCGATTTTGTTGATTTTCCTGATGGGAATAGCTACGCATACAATGATCCAGAATTAACAAACGTTTTTGCAAGCGCTGAAGCTTTTGCTGATCAAGTTGGAACTTGGAAACGTGAAGCGCAAGGTTCAGGCGGGGGCGCTGTTACTGAATTAAATGATTTAACGGATGTTCAAACAGCTTTACCAACAACGCCAACGGAAGCGGATAATGGTAGAATTTTATTTTATGATTTTGATTTAAATAAATTTAGTACTGAAGATTCAATTAATTATGGAACGGTTGTAATAAACGGTAAAAAGGCAAGCGCGGGGACAATCGCAAAAGGCAAGCCTGTTTATTTAGTTGGATTTGATAACGATCTTCACACAGTTGAAGAAGCAAACGCTTCAAGCGCTTCAACGATGCCAGTTATAGGCTTTGCTGCTGAACAATTAGATGCAACAAATTCAAAAAATATTACAACTTTCGGAAAAGTTACGGGCGTAGATACTTCAATTTATTCTGTTGGGGATATTCTTTATATGGATGTAACAACGGGCTTATTAACAACAACAAGGCCAACAGGCGGATCTTCTTTAATTCAGCGTATTGCAAAGGTTTTAAAAGTTGATGCAACAGGGGGGCAAATATTTGTCTTTAACACAGCAAGAACTGCGGGGCTTCCTAACATTGATAATGATAATTTATGGCTTGGAAATGCAAGCGGGCAGCCAGTAAGCACAAAAAGAAAAGCAGTAAATAATTCAATTGATAATTCAATAACAACAACTTCAGCTTTAACGCCAAATGTTGATGAATACGATCAAGAAACAATTACAGCTTTAAATTCTGCTTTAACAATAAACGCGCCAACAGGAACAGCTTCAAACGGGATGAAGTTATTAATAAGAATTAATGACAACGGAACAAACAGGGCTTTAACATTTAACGCAATTTATCAAGCAATTGGGGTAACTTTGCCAACAACAACAACAGCAAACAAAACCCTTTATATTGGTTGCATTTATAATTCAAATGCAGTTAAATGGGATGTTATTGCAGTAAAAGAACAAGCTTAAAATTATGATTACTATTATTAGCAAAATAGAACTTGAAGCGCCTGATAATCTTAAATACACTGATTACGGTTACACAGAAGATCAAGCTGTTATAAATCAGATTAATGAAGATTTTGATGCAACGCTTGGCGCTTTTTTAGGTGAAAACAGGACGAAGTTAGAACTTGGTGAAGTTTTAATAAGTTCATTTTTTAATAATGTTTCATTTGTATATGAAGCAAGAACGCAAGTAACAACTGTTGAAGGCTTAGGGCTTTCTGAAATTACTGACATTACACAGCTTTAATTTATGGCAGCGCCAATAAAAGGAAATATTACAAACGCAAACCCAACGCCCGCAAATAACTTTTATCAGTTTTCGCACAATCAAAACGCAGGCAGCGGGCGCTTGTTGATTATCATGTTAACAATGGCGAATACTGTTAATTATTCAAGCTGTACTTATGGCGGGCAAGCAATGACGCAATTATACAGCATTAACAGGGGCGGTTTATCTCAAAGAATGGGCTTCTTTTATTTAATTGATCCGCCAACAGGAAACAACACTTTAAGAATAAATTTTACGGGTAACCAATGGAATCCAATTAGCATACATTCAAGAAGTTTTACAGGATCAGCAGGAATTGGCAATTCATTAAGAACAGGCGCGCAAAGCACGCCCAACACGCAAAATTTAACTGTTTCTGATGATTCATTAATTATGGCAACGGCTTGCAGTATTAACGCTATTAGCACTATTCAAATTCCACAGGGGGACAATAGAAGCTTTACAACGCACAATACTAATAGGCAAGTAGGAACGGGCGCAATAAGCGCAAACGCAGGATTTATAGCGGGGACTTACAACATAAGAACAACTTCAACTTTTGGAAGCGTAACAAACGATAGGACGGAAATTTTAGGAACAGCAGCGCCTGCGCCTGATACAAGCGGCGGGGATTTTTTACTTATGTTTTAAATTAAAACAATGGCCAGAATAACAATAGAAAATTTAATTTCAAGCGTTGTTTCAAAACTGCGGGAAAAAAGGAAGGCTTCAATTACTTCTGTAACTCAAGCAGGCAATCAATATACGCTTTTTACAAGTAAAACTTTTGATATTAAAAAAGGCCAGTTTATTGAAGTTCTGGGGGCTTCTGTTTACGTTCTTGAAGTTTCTGAAAATGTTTTTATTAAGGTTGAAAGTTCAACAGATTTAACAACGGCTTCAGAATGGCAAAGCCTTCAGCCGTATTTTTATTACGGCGATCCTGTTGATATGAACAACGAAATAAACGCAGGGGGCGCTGATATTGATGCAAAATATCCTGCTGTTATTATGTTTGAAGTTCAGCGCGAAAGGTTTTACAAAGATAAAT